ATTGAAAAATACATTGATACTTTACTTACTTTACCACTTGATATAGCTATTGCACCCTTAGTAGACAACAAATTCAATCGTGCAAAAAGCAATATCAAAATTCTGGAGTATGGTCTATGTGGCTTCCCAGTAGTAGCTTCTGATGTTGGGGAATACTCGAAAGTGCCTTCTGAAGTAATGATTAAAGTTAAGAATACTACCGAGGATTGGTATAATGCTTTGGAAAAGTTAATTAAAGATGATTCAAGAAGAAAGTTGGGTATGAAGTTGCGGGATTGGGTCTTTGCTACTCATACCTCTGATCAAGTAGCTGATGAATGGGAGAGAGCTTTTGTGGAGGTAAGTAAATTTAACAAGGAGGATACTGGTGAAGAAACTGACTGATGAACAAAAGTTGGCTTGCTTTGAGTGGGAATTACTGCAAATGACCCAGGATTACCGAGAAACCACTCGCAATTTCATTTTAAAAATAATTCCCGATGAGTTCTTCTTTGCTCCTGCAAGTAGTAGTGGTACACATCACCCGATGTGTGCACGAGGGGAAGGAGGTCTAATTATCCATACTAAGAGAGTTTGCTATTTCGTCCATCAGTTTTGTGAAGCTTTAGATTTTTCAAAAGAAGACTACTCGGCAATGTTGATGGCAGCCGTTTTACATGATATCGGCAAAAAAATAAAGTATAAAAATGGAAAAGAATATGAGAATCACCCATTAACTGCCTCTGAATTAGTAAGGCAAAATACTGATTTATTTGTTACTAAACATCCTAAGGAAGATGCTATGAAAGTAGCTGATTTAATACGCACTCATATGGGACGCTGGGGGCCTCCAGGCCATACCAATCTAAATGACTTTAGTCTACCCCAAATTCTCCTTTTTTTGGCTGATTTTTTAGCTTCTCGTAAGCAGTGTGGAACATTTATCGACGACTTCAAGCTGCCGTGGGAAAATGACTAGAGGATTAAAGCGAGCAATCATACTCGGTGCTACTGGACAGCTTGGTCAAGCAATTGTTAGGGTCTGGTCTGATTATCTCAAGTTGAATGTAGTTCCCAGAGAAATTGATATTAGAAATTCTGAAGAGTTGCAATATTTTATCAAAGATCATATTACTAAGTCTGAGAAGGTAATGGTAATAAATTGTGTGGCCATGACCGATGTTGACAGATGTGAGTTAGAACCGGATTTGGCAATGGATATTAATTATAGAGCGGTTAAGGAATTGGCTAATATTTGTAGGGATCTTAATGTTGGGCTGATTCATATTGGAACTGATTTTGTCTTTGATGGTACCAACCCTCCTTATCATGAAGAAAAAAAGCCGAATCCTATCAACCAATATGGGAGGAGTAAGTGGTTAGGAGAAAAGGCAGTGTTGGATGCTGAATTCTGGGTATGTAGAGTATCTTGGTTGTTTGGGAAAGATGGGAGAGATTTCCCTAGTAGATTAATACATCGTTATTTGGAGGGTGAGAGGAATTTTAGAATTGCTTATGACTTAGTAGGAACTCCTACTTGGGCAACTCGAGCTGCTCATATAATTTTGCTATATCATGACTTCTTCTATAATTATCCATCTGCAAAATATAAGCTTCTGCACTCTACTAATTCTGGATCAATATCAAAGTATGAATTGGCGTGCTATTGTTTTCAAGTACTGAATATCCAAGATATCAAAATTAAACCGATATTGAGTTCTGAATACCCAGTTCCAGCTCCTAGACCTAAAAATACATCAATGACTTCTATAGTCATGGGTAAATTGAACTTCACGGTTAGGCATTTTACTGAGGATCTACAAACTTATTTGTTGTCATTGTATAATAAATATGGTGGATTACGAGGCAATACTTAGAAAAACCAAGGAATATCTGAAGATATACTTTGGTGATGAGGTAGTAGATGCGTGGGCCAAAGCCCATGAGAATCCTACTTTTGACAATTTAGGTCATTTGGAGAGATGTATGTGTAAATACTGCTTTATGTTAGCTAAAGATAATAATCTTGATGTACTCCTCGAATCTGCTCTTGATACTTCTATTCCAGAATTGTGCCAAAAAAGTTTAGTATATGCGGCATGGTTAAAAGTCACTGAGAAATCCCCCAAAATAACAGTTGTTCCCATATCAATGTCGGACGGGGTATTTCTCAAAATTCAATTTATTACGGAGGAGAGTTATGAAGGGAGTCATTCTCGCGGGGGGGACAGGATCTAGACTTTATCCGTTAACTAAAGTTCATAATAAAGCCACCCTACCGGTAGGCAACAAACCCATGATTTATTACTCAGTAGAAAAATTAGTAAATGTTGGTATTACTCAAATAGCTGTTATTACGGGGAAAGAGCATAGTGGGGATATTATCAATCTCTTAGGTTCTGGTGCTGAATTTGGGTGCCAGTTTTTCTATGTAGTTCAGGAAGAGCCTAACGGAATACCTAGTGCAATATGGTTAACTAAGGATATTATTGGTGATGAGAAGTTTTTTGTGTTACTCAGCGACAATATCTTTGATGATCCACTTCCTATTGAGATAGTAGAAGAGGAACCAGATGGGTGTGTTGTCTTCCTTGCTAAAGTTTCTGATCCTTCCCGATTTGGAGTACCAAAATTTGATGAGGCAAATGAAATTATAGAAATCGTTGAGAAACCAGTAGTGCCACCTAGCGAATATGCAGTAACTGGGATATATTATTTTGACCCATATATTTGGAGTGTTATTCCACGTCTTAAACCTAGTAAAAGATTGGAGACAGAAATCGTTGACGTCTTCAATGAATATATTAAAAGAGGGGTGCTTCATCATTATTTTCTTGAAGGAGCCTGGGTAGACGCAGGTACTTTTGAAAGTTATCATCGGGCTAATCAACTAGTCATCCAAAAAGTGATCACATGACCACAGAGGCTCTATATCCGGAAGTAATTTGTTTCTGTACCTCTGAACAGAAGGCTCTTCTTGCTCCAATTTCTCAATGGGTATATGTTGGGGTAGAAAAGGGAGAAGAGCATAATGTAAAGTTAATCTCTTCAATAGGTGAATTTACCTACTCACTAGATACATTTCTCCGGGACAATAGAGTTAGTTTTCCTATCTGCTCCATGATCTTTTCGCTTCTAGATCTTGCTGAGCCTACCAATATTCTGATACCAACATTACTGGACTTAGACAGTGCTTTGGATTGGGCTCCTATAATCTTGGGTATGACCACAGCTCTTAATAATCTTTATTCATTAAAAATAGATCCACTGGAGGTATCACTTAATATTGCTCGCCATCTGTCAAATAAGGTTTTAGAATATGCCATTAAAGCTGCATATTTTAAAGGATTTTGGTACTGTAAGCCCACAAAACAGATTAGAACGGATATTACTTCCTTTCCAGCTATTTCTCTTACTCCAATAGAGGGATTCTATGTAACTATTGCTGAACCAGGGTATATTGTAAAATTGTTCTCTCATGGCAATGTTGACAAGGCATGTAACTTTCTTTGGTCCCGCAGTTCGAAAGTCGTTACTAGTAAGAAGCTTATCAAGCAGTCTAGTATTGACCCACCGATTTGGTTGGTGGGCAAATATGCGGCTACTTTGAAAGGGGAGATAGAAATTGTGTTATAACGAGTAAGAAAAGTATGTTAGTAGGAGGGTAAGATGAGAGTAATTAATCATTCTGACCAAACATCCGTAAACTGGAAATGCCCGGATTGTCAAAGGCTGATATGTGTTGATGATATTGGGCTTACTGTTGGATTATTCTCTTTGACTCTTACATGCCCTTATTGTAACTACTCACAGACGAAACATACTCTCTTTAGGTCATTACCAGATTTTTCTGAATGGATAGATGAAAGAGCTAAAAATACTGAAATGGAGGAGGAAGATGATAATCGCGATTGAGGGAATTGATGGATCAGGCAAAACTACTTTGTGCAAATGGTTGTCCCAGTTTTACATCACTACTAAAGAACCTGGATCACCACATGTTTTAGTCTGTATAGTCATAGAGAAGATTATTCGCTTTCTCTTTCGACTACACCTCTCATTTCTAACTACTCCACTTTTCTATCTAGATCATTTCTTTCATTACAAATACTTTCTTTCCAGATACCCGGACTGGGTGATTGTCTGTGATCGTTATTTACCTATATCTCGGAGAGTTTATGGTAAGCGTTTGTGGTTAAAGAGATTTCTTAAGGATCCAGATTATGTAATTTATCTCAGAGTTAGTGCCCCAATGGCAGCGGCAAGATGTCGTGTAAAAGGAGAGAATGTTAGAGTGTCGAAGCTAAAGAAGCTTCTGCGACGGTATGATCAAGTGTTATATGAATATCAGTTTCCGTTCTATTGGAGAACAGCAGTTATTGATGCCGACAATCATTTTGCCTATGTATCTCAGGAAGCAGAGGAAATTATTAGGAATTGGATAAGTGAATCGAGGGAGGAGGCAAATGAAATTGGTAATTGATATAGATGGAGTGGTGGCTAATACTCCGAAAAAGATGTTTCAGGTCTACCCACAGTGGGATTGGAGTTATAATAATTTTCCTGAATACATTTTTAATATGTTTCGAGATCCAGAATTTTATCTATCACTTGAGCCGATTCCTTCTTCTCTTTCTTTCTTGCTTAAATGGAAAGGGTTAATAGATTTTGTATTCGCTAGCACTAGGCCGATCCCACCAGATATTACTCAGGAGTGGTTAGAGAAGCATGGGTATGATAGTCCAATTATTTACCATGTTGAGTCTATGAAAGAGAAATATTTACTTACCGCACAGCTTGAGGCAATAGGATTGATAGATGATGCACCCCAACATTTTGCTCCTGCACCATTTATTCGTTTCATTTACTCCTGGCCATACAATTCTCAGTATACTACTGATGTAATTCAGTTATTTCCAGATGGTAAATACCAGAGTATTTATCGGATACATAATCTGAAAGATCTTGAAGATCCGGTGAGTAAGTATCTACAGTTAATTTGAATAAAGTCCTCAGATAAAGAAAAAGGAGGAAGAAGATATGGAAAAAGAGATTGAGCTAATGGAAAAGGAAATAATTAAAATGAAAGAAAGAACTGATGAAATTGTGGAGTATATACTGGAGTTGAAGGAGAAAGCAAGCTCAATAGAAAAAAGGATGTCGCTTTTAGAAAACAAGGTCAAAGAGCTTGAGAGTGAGATAGCTAAATTTGGACATAATATGCCCAAAAATGAAGAAAAAGATGGTGATGAAGGGGAGGAAGGAGTCTTAACTAAGTGTATGAATTGCGGAAAAGATTTGGGCCTTAATGACATGAAGTATGAAATTGTTGAAAAGCATATCTGGACCGGATACCCAGATCATTTCACGGAAAGGGATCGTTATGATGAACTCACAGAAATAAGATGTAAGTTCTGTAATACTGTTATATGGTCTGCGAAAGAGGGAAATTGTCCTTATGCAAATGATTTATTTGAAGAGGATTTGGAAGAGGTTGTGAGAGATACATTACTTAATAGAGGAGGTGAAAAATGAGAACGTTTATTAGAAGGTACATTTGGGATGGGCGTCTTGCTGGCTGGAGGTTTCAGCCGATCTTCATGCTGCTCGGAAGAATTCTGTGTCTAGTTGGTAAACATGGTTGGGTTATTGTAAGTAGCTCTGACGGAAAATATCAGACCTGTGGTGTATGTGGAGCAGTAATTAAGAATGAAAGAGAAAAGGAGTAGACATCAAAAGGGTCTTGTGGAGGAGGATGCACAAATGCTAAAAGAGCTGTTTGAAAATGCTTTAAGGAAAGAAGAACAAGAAAAAGAGCAGATTCGCAGAAGTATAGAAAAATTGCTAGGTGAGAAAGTCCATAAGAAAAATGTTTTTGGTAGTGGTACTGGATATTACTTGGTTGAGAAGGTAGTAAAAGGATATCGAGTACACATAAATCTTATAGGAGAAAGCAGCATTAAGATTGTAATAAGATGCAACGAATGTGGAGAAAAATTGGCACAAGTGATTACTGAAAAGACTGCTTTCAAGGAGTATTTAGCTACTGTGATAGAAGAAGCAGTTAGATGTAAGTCTCGAGAACATATTTGTGCCATTACTTATTAAAGAGGCCCCGATAGATAGATAGATAGATAGATAGATAGATATTAAGAAAGGAGGTAGAAAGATGATAATTTTTTGCAAGACTTCAGAAGGGACATTTATGGTTGATGGAATAACGTCTCTCTTTTACCAACAAATGATGACTGATGATACCCAAAGGGAGCTGATGCGGAAGCTTTCTAAGCTCATTGAGAAAAAGAGTAAGGATTTCAAGAAGTTAAAAGATGATGAAGGGGCTTTCAAAGTAGAGCTGAAAGCGATAGTGTCTGAGGTGATGAAGGAATATAAAGAGGAGCTGGATGAAAAGACAGACTGGGAAACTATTTGGGATGCTGTTGAAGAGGAGCTGAAAGAACAGGTCGGCGAAGTTCCTGATGAAATTAATTACTTTTGGGACGAGTTACCACCCGGCGAAGCGTTTGTAAATATGGTGAAATATGAACGATCCAATGGTAAATCTGGTAAAGTTGTAACTACTTATGATGTGTTTATTTGCAACGACGAAGGGAAGACTATACATCATTTAAGGAAAGTTGATTTGACTAAGTCGGGGCCTCTTTACCAATAAATAAATGTTTCACGTGGAACATCTCCCTTCCTACTCAATTTAATGTTATATTGATTATATGGAGATCAGTAGCTTGGTGCGAATTGCCCGTGTCCGTCCCCTGGAATTTCCTATAAAAATAGCTTCTAGGGCTATTGGAATCACATCTGATAATACTTCCAGGATCAGGAGAGTTAAAAATCCAGAGGAGTGGGAATATGTCTTACACGAACATACTACTAAACGAGGCACTCATTATGACTTGAGGCTGGGAGATTTAAGAGCTAACAAGGGATATTCATGGGTATTAAGAAAGGGATTACCAGATCCTGGTCAGAAAAGACTGGCTGTCCGTACGTTTGATCATGACATAGACTACTTTGATTTTTCAGGAAAAATTAAGGCGGGATATGGAGCCGGGACAGTTAGGAAAGCGGATAGAGGTAGGATAGAAGTGTTGGAAGCAAGGCCTGATATGGTTCGTTTCGTTACTCTTCATCGTCGCTTCCCAAGAGAATATCTACTTAGGCAAATAAGAGGAAAAGAATGGCTTATAATGTGCACTACTCCTAAGCATGGAGATAAAAAGATCCCACCAGCAAAACCTAGTTTCGTAAACTGGGATCCAGATAAGATCCAGTTTACTGGAATAGAATGGTTGCTGCCTAAATTAGATGGGTCCTTTGCCACTCTACATATAGAACCAAAGCAACCGATACTCAGGATGTTTTCTCATCGTCCAGAACACGAAGTATTAAGTGCTATTGAGTATACTCCTAGATTCCCACAGATTACCTATAAAAAACCTCCCAGGGAGTTGGCTGGGACGGTCTTGAGAGGGGAAGTAATTGGTTTTCGTAAAGTAGGAGGGAAGAAAAAATTTTTACCCGCTAGGATAATTTCCGGCATCCTGAATGCTTCTCCCGAGAAGGCCCGCAGAGTTCAAAAAGAGAGAGGCTACGACTTCCAGTACTATATCTTTGATGTAGTAAGATATAAAGGAAAAGATGTAGAAGATAAGCTTCCTTATTCGGAAAGATATGAATTATTAAAGGAAATTGTAAAAAAGCTGAAAATACCAAAAATCAAACTAATGCCAATAGCTAGAACTCCTGCCCAAAAGGAAAAGATATATCAATTAATCAAAGAGAAGAAACACCCACTAACCGAAGAAGGAGTAGTATTATATGATCCAGAAAGATTACCTACTAGATTTATTAAAGTGAAGTTTAGACCTACGATTGACTGCAAAGTGGTTGGGTATACTGAAGGAAAAGGTAGGCTAAAGGGAAAGGCTATCGGAGCATTATTAGTAATCCCGGAAGGGGGTAGATTGGTTACTCATGTAGGAACTGGGTTTACTGATGCTCAGAGAAGGGAAATTTACAAGAATTGGAATAAGTATAAAGGAAAAATCGCAGAAATTTCTTGTCTGGAAGTATTTCCTGATCCTGAGGATCCTTCCAAACCAGGAAAATTAAGAGCACCAGCATTTGTAAGATGGCACGTAGAAAAAAACATAGGAAAATAAACTGGATCTTCTTGCTCCAAGATAATCAAGGAAATCTCTCCAAAAAAGCCTTCTTTTTTACTATTTCCATGTTTGAAGTTCTTATCCTTACCCTTGCATCCTGTATTCTTTACTTCTGCCATGTTATTGATGATCTAAATGAGATAGCCATGCTACTCGGGGTCATTACTGGAGTAGCATCAGGTACATATGTTACTGGTAAGATGGTAGATAAACGAAACCAATAATTCCGGGCTCGTCTAATTTGGTAGGACGCTGGGCTTTGACCCCAGAAATTGAGGTTCAAACCCTCGGCCCGGAGCCAATTTACTCACTACAAAGCTTAGAGGTTATGTAATTAGTGAAAATACCTGCCAATAGGTCAGAATATTGTTGTTGATCGAATTGTATTTTTCCTGCATCTTGGTGAGTATGATTAAGGAATGCATTAAGAAAATTTTCTGTAACTAATCTTTTTGCAGTAGCAGAATTACCAATAGTCATTTTCAAAAGCCTCATTTCAAGCTCTCCAGTTTTTCTGAGAAGCATCATAGTCATACTGGCAAGATGTGATATCAATAAAATTACTCCAGATAAAGTAGTAGTTCCCATTTGAACTACTAAATCCGGTGGTTGTAAAGAGGTACCACCGGTTTCTTTCACTTCAATACTCAGCCTGGTTGGTGAGACTGGTGAAGGGGATGGGATAGTAGGCCCAGCAGTAATTTGTACTCCGGAACTATTGAGTAGGTACCTTCTGCAGACATCCATAATTGAATCTGAATTGCCGATGTACTGACGGGAAGCTAACCCCATTCCGGCACTAATTGTAATTTTATCGATAGCAATCTTTATTTGTGCTCCACTGGGCCCTTTAATAATTATTTCTCCAGGTTGCAACATAGGAAGATTTTCAGTTGGTTTGTCTCTTCCTCCTATCATGGAGGGAATGAAATATTTTCCACCTAGAATATCAGTTATATAGCCTACAGATCCTACTGTAGGCATATAGACCATAGTAGCTCCAGAGAATGGGTCATAAAAGAATGGATATAGTATGCAATTGTACTCTACTCCGCTCACCATTCCTTGAGCTTTTGCACGATAGGTGGTAGGGTCAATATAAGTAAGAGCAGCAGCTTCCTGTTCAACTTTTGGCATCTGATAAAATTTTAACTTTTCTCATTTAAAGAGTCAACATATAGCAATTTTTTGTTATAATATTATGGATGTTTGATATTGATTTTGAGAAGTTTATTGCGGAAGGGATTAGGAAGGTAGAGCAGGTCATTAGGGAATGTCTCCAACCGGGAGAGTTGTATAGCCTAAAAGACATCTTAACTCTGCTTGGGGTGCAAGATGTAGAGAGTCAGGATTTCTTTCATGTCGTCCTTCATTGTCATTCCTCAATCGACACAGTGTATCAGGTTGAATGTAAGAAATGTGGTCATTTGACCTTGATCAAAAGTATGAATCATGCTGCTGTATCAGTTTGCCCATTCTGCCATAATAAAGATCTTGAAGTTACTGAGTTGTTCAGAATACAAACTCCTATAACTCAAGTAATTGGTGATCATAAATGTACGTTTTGTGGGAGGAGGGTGAAGATAGGATTTATTGGTAAAGAAAATAAGGTTATTTGCTGGAGTTGTGTAAGAAAATTTAAGCACTTACAAGACTCATTAAAGGAGGGAAAAGGTGAGAAAGGAAAAAGACCTTGATTATTATCTTAATCTTCCTTGGAGAATCAAGGTCGAACAAATACCAGATGAGCTTGGAGGAGGTTGGAAAGCGTCAATCCCCCTACTTGGGGAATGGACTTGTATCGGAGATGGAGATACCGTAAGAGAAGCATTAGTAGATCTTGCCCACCGATTTTGTCGTTTGGTCACTGAATATTTAGAGAGAGGAATAGAAATACCTGAACCAGAGCCAATAGAGGGATATGTGCGACTAAGTAAATGGCTAAGGGAGGTAAAAGATGGGAAGGAAAGAAATTACTCGAATAGAAATCCAGAGGATGCCACTTGCTGATGAAGGATACTATTGGCAGCTAATAGCTCATGACGGTGAGACTCCAGACTTACACACGTTTACGAGTTTTGATGAAGCACTTAAGTATGTAGAGGAGAACTTCGTTGGGAAACAGGATTAACGTTTAAGCAAAAGAAGGATAAGAATATGAAAAAGATATTCTGTCGAACTTGTGGTGAGGAGGCAATTTTAGGAGGTGATGTTATCCAGCCTGTACGTCTAATCAATAATATAGATCACCCAGGTATCAACACAACTTATGAGAGTTCAGCAGTAGTTTATGTAACAGTAATACGCTGCGACAAGTGTGATAAAGAAGTTTATTTGTCTCCTTATGAGGGAAATGGATATTGCATGGGATTGACTGGAGCCTTACATCGCGACGGAGAATTATGGAAGGGGATGCTTGAAGAAGATCACGATGATGAGTTGGAAGAGGAATTTATATTGAAAGAAGTAGATGAGGAAACTGGAGAGATACTTGAGGAAGAACCAAGTGAAAGATACTACGATCGTTGTTATGTATGGAAGGAGCCATATGAAGAATTTGAAATAAAATATGTGAGTTATGATGAGGTATTGGAACTATTGCGAAAAATAAAGAGTGAAAATGATTTTGAAACTCCAAGGTGTGGATTTGATAAATTTTTTCTTACTTGCCATCAATGCCCAATCCAGAAACTTTATATGGAGTTTCTAAAAAGGAAGTACGAGATGGAAAGCCCTCCTTTTGGAGCTTCCAGTAAGCATAAATGCTGGGACTTGCAGTATGAATATAAAGAGCAATTTGGGATAGATGAAGAAGTTTGGTCTCCTATTCTTTGTGAAATCATTCTTGAAGATGTGGAAGATTGGCTGAGTTGTCTTAAGGAAGGAAAAGAATATTCTTTTCCTAGCAAGGAATCAATACAAATAAGATACAAGAAAAAATTGATGAGGAGGGATTAAATGCAGAAGAGTGTGTTTGTCTTGTCCGGGTATCATGGAGTCGGGAAAACTTCCATTTGGAAAAAAGTCTGTCTTCAACTTGATTCCTCAGATATCGTTCCTATTGGAGAATTTGCTCGGGGAATGTTGGAAGACGGACATCTTTTAAATTGGGCAAATTTGTTTGAAGAAAGTAACTTTCGCAATTTTTACTTAGCTTTTGAATTACTATTATTAAAGACATCAAAACTTTTTTGGAAATACTGGCTTGATAAGAAAAAGATTCTATTTTGTGATAGAAGTTTCTTAGATATTATAGCCTATTGCAGGACCTATCTGCCACCCGATTTGTGGGAAGGTGTAATAGAGAAGGAATGCGAAGAATTGTTCTCACTAAACGAGAGAATGTATACTTTTGTTCTCAGACGTGAGAATGTCAATGATGATGGTTGGATAGACAGTTTATATGATTTGTTAGACAGTCTTGGCTTTGCATATGAAACTCTTAGATTAAAGAAGGGTTTTGAAAATGAAGAAGAAGTTATTAAGAGAATCTCAATGATGTTGAAGGGGGGATAACATGACTACTGAATTGGAGCAATCCTTAATAAAGTTTCAGGAAGGATTATTGGGAGGAGATTCTAATATCAAGTAGGTAGAACGGAGATTTGGAGGAGGTATATAATGCCAACACTACAAGAATCTCTAGCAAGATACCATGAGGGGTTATCAACTCAGGATGATAAAATTAAGTTAGTAAGTATTTGGTGGCATGATAGTGAGCCAACAGTTTCTTTTGAAGAGATTACCAATTATTTGAATGAGCATTCTAAAATTGAAGTAGACTATATACAACGGGATACATGGGAGGTTTATGCTGTAAAGACTTACCCTAGTTGGTTAATATTGCATTATTACTATCAGGGAGTTGAGCTAGTTAATTTGGAGGGGGAAGAGGAAGTACCAAAAGAAGTAAGAGTAATGTTTGGTATGTGTCAGTGGTACCATTATAATTTGGATAAATTTACTCCCAAAACAGATGGGAAATCGGAAAGGAGGGAATGATGATCAAGCACAAAGTATCAAAAAGGGATTTGGAAAAGTTAGGAGCTGAGGAGTTGGCTATTAAATATGGAGTACATCCACAAACGGCATGGAAATGGAAGAAAGATTATAAAAGGCAGTCAGAGCGGGGAGAACATAGAAGACAGAAATCACGAAAAGTTAGAGATATTTCTCAGTTTACACTCACTCCTGAAATGGTATCAGACTTGTTCTTACCAGAAAGAGCATTTGCGGAGAAATACGATGTCCCTATACGAGTAGTGAAAAAACTGAAAAGGTATTTAGGGATAGATCCAAATTCTACGACTTATGTTCAAGACTTTTGTGATGCTTCGATCCGCAATAATTTGAGTTGGGAAGAAATCATGGATCTTCATACTCTAACATATCGTCAGTTACAAGAAAAGTATGGATGGTCTTCTTCTACTATTGCTAAATACAGGAAGATTGTTGGTGCTTCTACTAACATAGTACTTAGTGATTGTACTGCTGGGTTAAGAAGAAAGGTAATTGGAGTTACTCATCGGTCAGACAAGTATTGGGAAAAGAGAAGAGAAAATGATCTGCGATATCGAAGAGGGGGAGGCTTGTGATGAAGCGATGTAAGAATTGTGGTGAGCCAGCAGAGGCTTACTTGGAAAAGCAGTGGGTTCAGTGGAACTATGATCCTAAACGTGGGATTTGTGATGAACCAGTACCTTTTCTAGTTGCGTGGCATAAGCCTCGGAAAGATGAAAAAATTTATCTGTGCCTCAGATGTGTAAAAGACTTTATGTCAGATGGGAAGAGAATTCTCCAGACTCGAAAAAACAGAAGGAGGAGAAGATGAGTAGTAAGGGAAAGGCATCTTTAGCATTAGTCTGTGGTATTGTTTCAATTCTCTTTGGGTTATATGTTCCATTAATATCTTGGGCTAGTGGTGCTATAGCTATAGCTTTGGCTACCCAGGTTCGGGAAGAGAAAGGTCTTTCTTTATCAGGAATGATCCTTGGAATTCTAGGCATTTTAATAGGATTTGCTTACTTTTTAGCACTAGTTGGATTCTAAAATATGAAGGTAGCACAATTGCTTAATGCACACGTTTCATTGGAAGATATTACTAAAGAATAGATATAATGATAGAGTTGGGCACCTAGGTGTGGGAATCAAACCCGCATGCGGGATATTCCCGCAATGGATTTCCAATCCATTGCGTCTACCAATTCCGCCACTAGGTGCCCTCCATTTTAAGATGGACAAAAACGTCATCACTTATTAAAAAGTGTAAACAGATTGTACCTTTGTGTGTAAATTTCCCTAGTTATTTTCTTTGATGGAGAGAAATAAATAATTTCTTTAAGGAAGGGGGGTGTTTGCCATGCAAAAAAGTTCTTACCCCTTTTTGGCAAAGCTTTTGGTTGCCTATGAGGGGATCAGTCGAGGAAAGATTTTTATAGATGGTATAAACGGGCATACGATAGGGAAATTCTGGGGGCGTAATCAGATAGAAGAGTTAATAAATGGATTTAAATCGGGTTTGCCAGTATATCTTTTTCACAATTCTCCTCGTCGGAAAGTAGGAGAGGTTGTTAATAGCTGGGCAGAGGAGTTTGATAATCGTCTTAATGCCTTAATACTGGCTCATATTAGTGATTCAGAAGTTTGCGATTTGATTCGGAGAAAAAAGCTAGATACTTGTAGTTTAGAGGCAGAGTTAGTATTTAAGAGGATAGGAGATGTTTTGTTAGTAGATAAAGTAGAAGAAGTGAGTGGAGTAGCCTTGGGCTCTAGAGATTTGGCAAGCCCCGGGTTTTCTGACGCTAGAGTTGTTGCTTTTTGGGAATTGGGGAAGCCTCATCAGAAGAGAACCTGGTTCCAGCGAATCGGATTACCTAGTTTTTGTAGAATTTAAAGAAGGAGGAAGAAGGATGATCTGGTTAATTTTGGCACTGGTGGCAACTTTTCTTACAGTATTCTTTGCCAAACGCGACAATGGGGCTGCATATTTTGCTTTTATTTTCAGTGTGATTTTCTGGGTGGCTTCTTTTGCAGTTGTTGCTACTGGAATTAGAGCTTACCCGGAGTTGGTGGGTATGAGGCAAAAGGCGATAACTTTGCAGGAGCATGTAGAATTGGTTCGAGAGGCACGGTATTCTGTGAAGCCTGGGTCCTTAGTTGGTGGGGCTTTGGATAATATGGAACAAAGTAAAACCCTTTCTGAATATATTACAGAATGTGCTAACGCAAAGGCGGAAGCCAACGCTTTACTGGCTGAATTTCAAGTGAAGAGACAGAATACTTGGTATCTTCTATTCGGTCCATCTATTTTTTATTCATCAAAGATAACGGAACTTAAACCTTTGCCTCCAAGGAAGAGCAAATAAAATTTTTGATTGAAAGGGGGGAAAGAAACAGCGATGGAGATATTATTTGTTACCCCAAGAATGAGGAAAGTGGGGAATTTATTAAAGTGTTGTTTGATTTAGATGAGAGTGATGGATAAAGAGTTTTATAGAGGATAAGAAAAAGGAAAGGAGGACAAAGATGCTGGAGAATATAATTATTGATACTGAGGGTTTGAGTATAAGGAAAGGAGGCTAGTTATGAAATGTAGCTATTGTGGTTCGGACAAAGATGTTATAAAATGCCCAGCTCTGATTTACCCTACATTCTATTGTTATGATTGCTGTAGAAATACATTTGTTCTTGTTTGTAAAGGAAAAGATGTTTGTGAAAGATATAAAAAGATATACGAAGAGATTAAAAAAGAAATAAAAGAGAAAGGAGATAGGTGAAATTTTGGATAAGATCCTTTGAAGAGGATCTTAAATGGAGAAAAGAGCAAAGGAGAAAGGAGAAGGAAGATGGGATTAGCGGAAGAGAAAATACTGTGGGAAGCCATATTAGCCAAACTATTTGACGAATTACTTTTTTACCAGGATGAAGTAAGGGTAAATCTGCAGGGACAATATGATTTGACGTTTGCCAGTAACAGGACTGGCTTGGAGGGTATAATCGAGCTGGGTGAGCCTTCTAAGAGGCAACTCGAAGATATCGATGTTGATGATTTACACAAATTTACTCTTAATGCTCGACTGGGAATAGATTTATTTATGTTACATGGGTTCATCCCTTACCTTTATCAGGGAAATATGCTAGCGGGAAGAAAAAAGTGGGAGATAAGACTCAAAGACGTAGGGTACTTAGGCGAGTCAGTAGAGGCACATGTTCTTGTAGTTTGGCCAGGGAAAGCATTGAAAAAGGATAAAGATAAATGCCCGAAGTTACCAGAACTCAAAAATATTTGATAAAAACTGTTTTGTAGGAGGAAGAAATGTATCAAGGAATTCTGGATGAAAAGTCTGCGATGAAGTTTTCGGAGGAAAAGAATAGTGAGGAAGTTTAAGGTAACTATTGAGGTTAGCAACTGTTTCCAATGCCCTTTTTTGAGAGAATTAGGAGATGTTTGTTGGGAATGTGGGAAGGCTGAAAGAAGGGTTATCATGTTTAAAGGAGAATTCTATTCAAGGGGATTAGAGTATCTTCCTATTCCTGATTGGTGTCCTTTTTTAGAAGAAAAGGAGAAATAGGGAGGATGGGGGATAAAGATGGGAGATGATAAAATGAATGAGAAGGGTATTTTAGCAAAATGCAGAATTTATGGAATTAAGGTTTTATCTGTCTATTTTATAATTGGAATGATTATGTTTTTTGTGCTCACCGCTCTTTGGGTACTTACTGAGTCTAGTGTTTTTGTGTTTTTGGCATTAGGAAGTTTGATAACATCTATGTTATGTAGTCAGCTTACAATTTTGCTGTTTGATTATATGAGAGCTAGGGTGAATAAAAGAGCTGGAAGATGAAAGCGTTATGGAGGAGAAATATGCAAGTCGTTCCTCATGAACAAGAGAAAACTCAAAGAAGAGTCTTTATCCGTAAATATGAGAATATTGAGAGCATAAAAAGATATTTTCATATAGAAGGAACTATATATTATTTGACTGATAGTGCTTTTGAAGGGAAGCCTGGATACTGGATATATCGGGGTGGAGCAGATCCAGTTTTCAGAATAGTGGATACTCCACATGATGTAGAGAAAGGGCTAGAAATTTTATTTCACAGCATTTGCGCATGCACTAGTGATTATTTGCATGGGCATGCAAGTTTGGAAGACTTACAAGAAATGCTAGATCTGACCGGATCTCTTATAAAGTTACTATATCATTATCGTTACTTATCCAGTCCTCTGGATATGTACTCGTTCTGGGTTGATGTTCGGGAGTATCTACAGAAAGCTGGTTTTAAGGCTGAAGAGGTGCATGTTTTATGAGAATAAATTAAATAAGTTCCTTGCCATAGTTAATTACAAGAAAGGAGATAAACAATGCAAGTAGTGGATCTTTTCCTTGCAAAGATACGGAAGGGGCTAACACCAGAGCAGACTCCTATTGCCCTAGATTTGGGTAATAACAGTATTTTGTTAATTGAGTCGGATGGGATCTCATGGTCATATCAAGAAGTGAGACTTGAGAAGGTCACTGATGATTTAAGAAAAGAGGCGATCAAAGTTGCGAAGGATAGACAGAGAGGGAATGAGTTTGTAAACAAATTGTTAAATGGTGAGTTGAGATAATTCTTGGAACCATAAGGTAAGTTATTCTGGTAAATGAATTTTTGCTGCTTCTCTGGGAGAATATAGATAGGAGAGTCCGACAGTTAGTTGAGCAGCTATTAACATAAATGCTAGAGAGTGTAACGTATCGTCCGTCTCTCCCGGTGGATGGTCATAACGAATTCCTCTAGCAGTTTCTTCCTGATATACTGATAGTATATCTTGAGCAAAATCTGGCATGAAGAAATCTTTTTTTGGAAATATGATCATTTTCTTTTTTATCATCCAAAATACATCACTAAGAAACATAGTTCGATTGACTACATAGTATCCACTCCTTCGGTCAAACTTCAGTTTTTCTTTTAGAGTACCACTTTCCTGTACTTGTACGACTGTGTGTTGTGGGGAGAGGCGGCTGTATAAGTCGAAATTATATTTCATGCCTCCACCCCAATCAGCTGCTACAGTATTGACCTGATATTTTTTAATCATCTTACAGATATCATCCAAGCATCTATCTGGAACTGCTTCTACTCCACGGTATTTTTTAATAAAGTAAACTTTGACCTTGTTACCCAACATAGCCCCAATTGAGAGAACCGTATAAGAACTTTCACCAGTACCCCAGTCTATGCCGGCGAAGCTCTGGGTTACTTTTAGAGCATTATTTGGCTCAGTAATAATGTCATAATTCTGACAGCAGGCAACAATTTGGTCATAGGTAATTGGTTTAATTCCCTGTTCATAAGGAAGCCCAAGGACTTCATTAAAAAATTGATTAATTGGATAAGTTTTATATTTAAGAAGAACTGATTTCTCCCAGTCGTAGTATGAGTAAGGAGTAATTAGCTGGCTAAATCGAAATCCTTCAAACTCCGCATCAGTTCTTCCTGCTATCCAGATACCTTTGCGGTAATCGAGCGGTCTGCCACACCTAGCACATATAATTCCAGACTCACCTATATTCTCTACTCCAAGGATATTCCATCTATTGCAACCTTCACATTTAATCATCCATTCATTCATAGTGGAGTACTGATAATAATATCTACTTAGAGTATTATCTTGACTGAGAGGAGTTCCAGCAATAAAAATAATCTTATCTTTTGGATATGTTGCGGTGCATTCGAAGATTACTGGAAGGAAGTTGGTTTGAATTTCTTGAGCTTCATCAACAGCTAAGAATCGAGCAGCAATTCCTCGCACTGTATCCGGGTGTGCCCCAGCTGATCGGAGTCTGACTATTGAACCATTTGAGAATTCTTTTTCCGAAACATTTTGAGATAAATTACTGTCCGAAGTAAGTGTTGCTAGTAACGGAGAGGTAGACATGGTAACTTTAAGTCTATCTCTACTAAATTGTGCTACTTGTTTATCACTTCTCCCTACATATAGAGCACTTAGTGGTGCTTCGATCACTGCATAAGTGAGGAGCAAGTTTCCAATAGTAGTACTCTTACTACTCTGTCTTGAAGAATGGAGAATAATCATGCGGTGTGGAGTGTCATAGACTCTTTTTAGGTATGGCCAGTATTCAAACCCACATTCACCTTTAAACTCTCTTCCCGAGATACGAATAAAGTTCTCGACAAACTGCGAGGGAGTCATATTAAGATATGATTTAGCTTCAGCCATCAGATCTGACTAGATTCGGGGCCTCTTCTAGGAGGTTTTTGCTCAGGCAGTTGTTCTTTCTCCATTTGTTTAATAGCTTTTTCTTTCTCTTTTGGTGCCTTTTCTTCCTGAGGCTTGGGTGGTTCCTCCTCTTCTAATTGGGCTGGTGGAGCCTGCACTGATTGTTGGCCAGCAGCCATTGCAGGGCTAATTGATTGCTGTAGTTTTCTTTCCTCTATAAACTTTTGTAGCTGGGCTTCTGATTGTGCCTTGATTTGTCTAAGCATAACTGACATGTCAAGCTCTGCGAGCATAATATTTTCTTGAATCTTCTTTTCAATCTCCTTTTTGAAATCAATGTTGAAATCTTGAAGTAAAGTAGAATAGGATATCATTTCTTTACTAGCCAGTTGTAGTAGCATTTCTCTCCGGGTAGCATCATCAGCCATCTTGAATTCGGAGAGGTGAAGTTTGATCGGGGGAAATTCAGGGAAGTAACTACGAACTTGATCTACTATAAAATTCAAAATCTTCACGTCATAATTCCTAAGAGTAAGTAGATCATTTTCCAACATTCTCAAAGAAACATTGCTACCACTCCAAGTTAGCTGACCATAAATGAATTCCGGTGGTATTCCTAGGCTAGCAATGATTTGTCTAGACCACTCAGTTATTTCCGCGGTTATATTTAACATCTTACCTTGGCCACTAAAGTTCGAGTAAGTAACTGGTAAAGGAATTATGGAGATGTGGTTCGGATCCTGTTTCCATTTTTCTATTTCTGAAATCAATCTTTTTCTAGCATCTTGGAGGGTTATATCGACAATTCCTTGCATACCTTGGACTACTGTAGGAAGATGCAATACTCTCAGGGGAACCAAATGGTCTCTAAGAATTGCCTCCTGGGCTCTTAACATAAGTAACAAATAATACATATGTTTCAATACAAAAAGTAGCCTTGGGCATCCCCAGGCTTGATCCCATCCGCTAAGTACTGGTGAGCGCATATGGAGAATTTTGTCTCTTCTAATATGTGCCATCTTCCCCTGCAGAATTGCTTCCAAAAATTTCAAAGGAGTTTCAAGTATTTGCTGTTTGAAAAGTGGAGTAGAACTTTTCCCTAAATAAATATTTTTTTCCTGAGGAGGTATTTGATACCAATACTCGCTTTGACCAGTATAAGGATTATACTCAATGATGATGTTTTTAGGGTTCCAAAGTAGCAAATTCAATTGATGAGGATCTTTTTTTGGTTTTTCTGTAATTTCTACTTCAAAAGATCTTCTTCCGCATTTGGGGCATTGACTAATATCAATCCTTCCAGCAGTGAAGGTAACAATGTCAGACTTTAGTGGGAATCTTTTATTACAAAGAGGGCATTTACCTACTTTCTCTCTTGGAATAGTTAATGAAAGGAAGGTATTACCATACAAAAGATAATTATAATTAATATCACAGAGTTTCTCTGGGAGATTTAGAACATCCTCAATAATTTCTCGCCAACTCTCTTTTACTGCTTCATCTTCAGTATCATACACGATATTAGTAACCGGATATGTGGCAAGTTTACGCAACGCCTCTGAAATTAAGGGAAAAGTGAGGGTGAAAGCTTCAATAAGTGGAAAAGATTCTTTAACAGTTTTAGGCAGCTCCAGAGTAGCAAGTTGTAGATATGGATGCCGATTAAAGAGAGTTGCATCTTGACGACTTTTGTTTGACAAAGTATCAGGTGACCTTCTTACCATTTTTCCACCAATTTCCTTTCTTGCATTAGTTTAGAAAGCTTTAAATTTAAATATGAGGAAATAATTGATAATTTCCTCCTTTGTTCCTTTATTATCTCCTTTGTAGCACGATTATTCAATATCTCCTGTCTAATACTCTGACCAATATCGGATAGGATTTCTGGGAGTACTTTATCTGCCTTTTCCAGTATTTTAGGTAATACTATATAGCCTTGGTGGGCTGCTGAGGCAGCAATATAGCAATAGATTTCTTCAGAAGGTTCAGTAAGTTTTGCGTTTTTAATCAAATAGATACAGTAGGCTGCCTGAGCGGGGCTAACTGGCTCACTTAGAAAAAAATGAGGTATGACTCCATTTATCGCCTGGCAACATTTTTCAAATGACCACCAGTCTTGATACGGATCTTCACAAACATTGAGAGTTACCCATCCTTCTAGTTTATTATGGAGCACTTCTACCATATCAGGAGGTACAATATCTTGTATGATTTGTAGCCGGTCATATGGGGTAAGTAGTAAATACTTAGGATGCTGTTTTGCAATCAGCTGAGCAAGAGTAGGAGCCTCAAATTCGATAGCTATTTTGTTTTGGTTAGCCATTAATTAGACTATATAGTAACTCCTGAGTCTGGGGCTTGAGAGAACTTATTGCCTCATTCGGATCTTCTAGTAACTTATCTACAAAGGATTTAACAAAATATTTTGCAAGATGATCCTTCTTCTGTTCTATAACTGATACCGGTATTTCTGCTGAGGCTATTTTTACTTTTTTCTCTTCATTCTCTTTGATATCTAATACCGTGCTGATAGGATCTGCAATAAACTTTCCCCAAAGGCGGTCAAGACCATTTGCCACGTCGAATTCCTCAATAATCTTAATTTTATCAATGGCTTTTACCTTGTTGGCTACTTTTTCCAATAATTTATCCACTTTTTTGGCTTCTATGTATTCTTTTCGCTCTTCCAGTGATTTTTGGATGTTCTCCATTGGCCTTTGGAGATTATAGCTGGCTACTTTAGTTATCTGACTATCCACCTCTGCTCCTAGCTGAGTAGCTGCTTTTTGGATAGCTTTAGCTAGGACCAGTTTTTCGCTAGGCAGCAGTTCCTCGGTCTTGAAAAGGCTGCTGGCAGCAATTACATCTTCTTTAGAGGCTAATTTAATCTTCATATCGGCTTTATTATAGACCAAAAATTTCTTTTTTCAAATTAGCAGAAAATATGTTATAACAATTTGACCGGTTTCTAAATTAAACTGTAAGGAGGGAAAGTATGAATTGGGAAGGGATTAAGCGAGAAGCCAAGGAGATTGGCAAGCAGATAATGGAAAAAACTGGAAAAATGATGGTTACTGGAGTTTTGATAACTGCAATGGCGGAGATAACCAAAAGAGTCACACAATGGGTGGAAATGGAAAATGAAGAACAAAGTGAGGAATCAGAAGATACAGAAGAAATACTACCTGAACAACCTGACGAAGAATGATTTTCTAGTACGCGAAAGTCTTTATATTCCGAAGAATTGTGGGTTAGCAGAAGCCCCCCTGAGGGCTAGTCTAACCTTCCAATATACTGATAAATACAAAACTGTCTGTCTGTCTCATTTTCTAGCTACTGATACTCATTATATTTTACCTAGGTATTTTCCTCTTCCTAAAGAAATAATCAGTAAATTGGAGGATAGAAGGCCGGAACCTCCAAAACTGTCTAGAAGGATTGAGGATAGGATTGAATTAAGAGACAACCAATTGGCTGCTTTCGAGGCAATGAGGTCTAGCAAGCACGGAGTAGTGATAATGCCGTGTGGTTCTGGCAAGACTGTAGTAGCGTTGAAGCTTATTGCTGAGCGGCAAACTCCTTCTTTGGTTATTGTGAATACTACTCATTTGTTAGCTCAATGGGTTGATCGGATTAAAGAATTTCTAGTTGTTCCCGATGAATGGATTGGAGTTATTCGTGGTGGTGTGTGGGATTGGAAAAAACCAATAGTTATTGCCATGCTTCAGACCTTAAGTAAGCATCGGTGGGAAATATCTGAAGAACTTAGAGCTTATTTTGGGATAGTAATATGGGATGAAGTGGATGAGATGTCCACTCCAGTCTACTCTCGCACTGCTGATATGTTCTTTGGGCAGAGGTTTGGGCTTTCTGCTACTAAAGAGAGGGCAGATGGAATGCATCGGATTTATGAATATCATATTGGAACTCCTATTTATCAGGACTATACCCAGCCTCTTATTCCGCGGATTATCTTTTTGGAATTGCCATTCTCGCAAAATTTGAATTATTCTGAGAATTATGCTAACTTAGTAACTGCTTTAAGCGAGGATGAAACAAGGGAAGGATATATTAAGCAAATTTTAGAATATCTATTAATGCAGGGAAGGAAGATTCTGGTGCTTGGAGAGAGAAAGAAGCAACTGAAAAGGTTGCATAGGGAATTCAAAGGATCTGGGCTGTGTATTCAGGAGATTGAGCAGGGAGAGAGAATCCGACAACTTCAATCCTGCCAAATAATTTTTGCTATCCGTAAGTTAGCTAAACGGGGTCTGGATCAGCCAGATTTAGACACCCTCGTAATGCTTACCCCACTAGCGGATAAGTCTAATGTCCAACAAGCTGTTGGAAGAGTTTTGAGAGATGTTGCTAACAAAAAATCTCCTTTAGTGATTGTATTTGATGATCTAACATCTCTTCCAATACATTATGTGGCCTTGAAGATGAGGAAGGTTCTGCGAGAGATTGGATATAAATCGGAAAGGAGAAAGTATCATGAGTTTGGAAGAGTTGTGCAAGAAAATTCAAGCTTGTGAGAAATGTGATCTCCATAGGATTAGTGATGGTAAAGTATGTGGGGAGGGGAGTAAGGATGCAGGTTTGATAATCTTAGGGATTGCTCCTGGTAAAGAAGAGATAGAGCAAGGGAGACCTTTTGTAGGTCCCTCAGGCCGAAAATTAAGAAGTAAATTAGAGACAATTTGTGGAAAATTTGGAATAGACCCAGCTTCTTATATTTATATTACTAATTTAGTTAAGTGTTTTCCGAATGTTGAGAAGAGAGTAAAAGACCCGACTAAAAATCAGATCCAGACTTGTGCTGACTTTTTGTTGGAAGAGATTTCCTTGCTACATAAGGCCAATTGCATTGTGATATTAGGGGAACTACCTGCTAGTTATTTTCGATTGGGGAAATTGAGTACTTTTGGTAATAACCCAAAACCAATTAAAATTGGAGATAAAACTTTGGCATGTTTTCGAACATATCATCCTTCTTACTTGGTAAGAACTCACGATCAACAGGCATCTAGGCATTTTCATACAATATTAGTAAAAGCGTTGATTTCTAGTTGGTTGACATACCAAGCAAAATATTAGTAGGAGGAGAGAATGATTAAGTCGGGTGAAGGATCCAAGGAGTATGAAATAAAGGATGGGAATACCACAGTTCGTAAGGTTGGTGATGATATCAAATTGGAAGAACGAAATATAACTGAGCCGTGTGCATATGTGGAAGCAGAAATGAAAAAGATGTTCCCAGTTCAGCCATTTTGGACAATACATGCTCGTGCGGCGGTTAGATTACCTTGTAATGCTACTCTTAAAGATATCTCGGCCGCATTTAAGATAGCATGGGAAATTGTCCAAGAAGAGAGCGAAGCTGGATTAAAGAAGGGACAGGAAGAATTATCCACATTACTACAGAAAACCCATCAGCCTGTTGCTCCTCAACAAACTCAGCCACAGCCTGAGGAGCAACAGAAATCTGCTAAAACCCCAGATGATGTATTTGTGAATTGGGAAGTTGAATAAGGAGGGATAAATGAAGGTGGTTAAGCATGGAGAACAGAAACACGAGACAGATAGTGCAGAAGAGCTTCGCTACTATTATGTAACCATATCAGGCTATTTCTCCTATAGAGCTCGGGTCCTTGCTCACAACAAAGAGGAAGCTAGGGATAATGCTATCATATTATATGAGGAGGATTCTCCAGAAGATTTTCTTGCCAGTACTAACTTTGAAAGATCTGATATTGAGGTTGAGGAGGATGACTAATGAAGGTATTAGGGCATAATAGTGAACAGAAAGAGGAAAGACCTCAAATTAGATGGTACCGGGTTACTTTTAGTGGTGTTTATGTTACTACATTTTATGTTGAAGCATATAATGAGGAAGAGGCTGAGATATTAGCTAGGGGGATATATAATGATGCTTCATGTGATGAGTTTATGGAAGCAACTTCTTTTGAGCTAGAAGACACATATGTTAAGGAAATTGACATGTGAATCTTTTTTAGGGGGTGGAAATGAAAGTTAATGATCATAATCAGGATCAAGAACCTCAAGAGGAAAAATTGTTCGAAGTAGGTATTCCGGGGAAGTTTTACTACGAAATTCGAGTCAGGGCTCATGACAAAGAAGAAGCTATAAAAAGGGCAATTCACTTGTATGAAATAGACGTAAATGATCATTTTATGGCGAGAACGGAATTTGAAAGAGAGAATGAGGATGCGTTTTCGGTCACTGAACTTAAGATTAGGAGAAGCTGAATGAATTGGCAGCGTTTGTTGATATGTAAAATTTTACAAGATAAAGAATTGCGCCGAGTTAAGGTGCAATACCGACTTACTCCAAACACTCTTTCTGATCCATTAGCAATAAGAATCTTTTCGGAGATAGATGCTCATTATCGGAAATATGGTGAGGTTCCTAGTGTTGAGTTAATCAAAGATAAATTTCCTGATTTTGATTATCAAGAAGTTGGTGATTCTTTGGATGTTGTATGTGACAAGGTGCAAAGTGAGTTGATGCGTCGAGAAGTAGCGAATCTATTTTCTCACTATGAGCATTTGCTACAGAATGATCCTCGTAAGTTTGTAAAATTATGTAAAAACCAAGTCGAAAGAATCCACCAAGTCTTTAATACTCGTTCCTTCGAAGACAAGACATTAGAGGAGCTTTACAATCCAGTAATGGAAGATTATTGGCAAAGTAAGCACTCTCAAGGATTAGTAGGAATTCCTTACCCCTGGTCTTCTTTAAATCAAGCTACTGGTGGGCTCGAGCCTGAACAGTTTGTTTTGATATATGCCAACTCGGCAATGATGAAAACTTGGATCCTAGTATATTGTTGTTACTTTTGGGCCCAGGCCGGGCAGAAGTGTCTTTTCATTACTAGAGAAATGAGTAAGGAGCAGATATCTAGAAGGCTTCTTTCATTTGTTGCCGGAGTAGATTACCGAAAATTACGAACTGGAACTTTAAATGAAGAAGAAGAAAAAAAGTTGATAGAAGCTAATGAGAAAGTAAAAGAAATTGGGCAGAATATTGTAATTTCAGAAGCAGTTGATGAAGATAGGGAATTCACTTTGGATGTAATTAGGATGAAACTGGAAGAGATTTGTCCTGCTGTTTTATTATTAGATGGTATGCATCTACTAAGAGTTAAGGGGCTAAAGGAAAGGGATTGGACGAATTTTATGACTATTTCACAAGATATGAAACAGATTGCTAAAGAGTTCCGTCTTTCTATTGTTGCTACTTCACAAGCAAATCGTCGAGGTTCAGCAGCTTCCCGCTCTGCAGACGATATTGCCTTTACTTATGACTTTTTCCGAGATACTGACGTGGTACTTAGGTTGCTGTATTCTAGAGATAGAGGAATGATTGCTGTGCTGATCAAAAAATCTAGAGAAGGTGAGGAAGGTGCATTTGTTATAGAAGCAAGACCTGGAATTAGTATGCAAGAAAATACAACCTTTCCGATAGTAGATGTTGATGATTGGGTAAAACAGATTGCTCGTGAGGCAGAGAAACTTAGAGTTCCTGGTGGTGGGGTGCTGCCAGAGGAAGCAGAAAATGAAGAAGATATAAATATTGACGTGTGGTAGCTATGCTAGACTTATTAGAGGTATTACAGGATAAATTTACTGACTATAAGATTGTAAGTGGAGGACGAGAATTTGCTGTGCCGTGTATTTTCCACCCGGATCACGACCACCATCTCTACATAAATCTGCGGACTGGATTATTTCATTGCTTTGTTTGTCAAGCATCTGGTAACTGGGAAAAATTAGCTAACATTATCGGAGTAGATCCAAAACTGGTATCTTTGGCCCCACGATCTATTACTAAGCGAGAGGATATCAAATTAAGCGATGTGATTTTGTCTTTGTATACTATGGAGTGCCCAATAGCTTTGCTACAAGAAGGATTTACTCCTCAAGTTTTAAAGGAACATGAAATTGGTTTTGATCATTATCGCAAGAGAATAGTGTTTTCTATTAGAGATATCCAAGGAAATTTGGTAGGAATTTCTGGTAGAAGCATTTATCCTGACGATCAGCCAAAGTATCGATTTTATATTTCTGAAATCAAAGAGTTTGTACCAAATTATGAATTCCATCCTCACAGACATCTTTATCACGGTCATCATGTTAAGCGAGGGAAGCCAGTAATAGTTGTTGAGGGATTCAAAGCCTGTTTGTGGTTAGTCCAAAACGGCTGGGAAAATACAGTGGCAATTATGGGAGCGAGTATGAGCCATGAACAGGCTCTATTACTTGGTTCTCTTAGTAGCGATTTCATCATTTTCCTTGACAATGATGATGCTGGTAGACGAGGCACCAAGAAAATATATTACCAGCTACTAGATTTTGGTAGAGTTTCAATTGTAATAGGTCCTAAGAGACAACCTGATGATTATACCAAAGAGGAAATTGAAAAACTTTTAAGCCAGAGGCAAAGTTTGTTAAGGTTACAAGTTCAAGGTATTCTATCAAAAAGTTGAGGTGGATATTGATGGACAGAGTAAAATGCCCGGAATGTGGGCAAATTACTGAAATACGAAATTTGAAGGTATATAGTTTGTACATTGAACGTTTTTACGGAAGTGCTACCAATCCTCTTGAAGAGGAAGATATAAGTTACGCAGAATGGATTCTTGAAGCCTTAGAATGTCCAAATTGTGGGTATAAATTGTATTCGATTGACTTACACTCAATAGCGGACTGGGGTGGTCGTCTCTACCCAGATGAGGACTTAATGGAATTATATAGAAGTTTGCTTGCTCCTTATTTGGCCCAGTAAAATTATCGTATAAATTTGTCATAACGGTTTGAGATTGGTTAAGTAATAGATAGGAGGAAAGGAATGGATGAAGAGAAGAGAAGGAAGGCCGTTGCGTTTGTGAATAATCTATTCGAGTTTTTAGCTGACCCATCTGATCTCACCGAAGAAGAATTGGGTAAGTAGACTTATACCAATAATTATTCACAAGAAGGAGGACTAGTGATGGAATACTGGCAGTTTCCTGGGCAGGAAGAAAGAGGTTTTAGCTCTCCAGAGAGGAAAGAATTTTTGAGAGTTCCGATTCAGACTCCTGACAAACATCCAATGCCAATTACGATTAGAATTCTCCCTTTTCCGTTTTATGAGGTAAAAAGACATGTTTGCATCTCGGGGGGGAAGGTGAGGTATTTAGTATGCAGTGCAGAACACCCCGAGTTCGGTGGAAAATGCGTTGGGTGTTTTTATTCTGATCAGAAAAGCGTGGTATCTAGTACTCAATTTTGTAGAGTTATTACTGTATTAAACCTAAACTTAGTCCATAAAATTGAAGCAGAAGATGGTTCCACTAGTTTCGTAGCTTGCCGAAAGAACTTAGCTGAAGATATTCCTTGCGACAAATGTATGTCCGGAAACAAACCCCAGATTATTGGTCGTCGTTACTGGACAGTTGGACCAGGATATTTTGGGGTTTTGAGGGAGAAAAATTTGGAACTTGCTTCTAAGTGTGTTAGTTGTGGGGGGTATATTACTCTAAAATCTTTACAGTGCCCGGAATGTAGGTCAGACTTGATACCACCTCAGCAGCTGATGAAAATGCATCCGATTGATCAAGCAAAGCAAGTGGCTTTGACATGGACCTGCCCTCGTTGCAGACACGTATCAAAGCCAAACGAGTTGATTCAGGAAACCGTCTGTAACTGTGGGAAAGCAATAAGAGGTTCAATATATAAATTTGATTTGGAAGTGTATGTTCAGCAACAAGAAGAAAGAAGAGGAGGATATAAAACTTTAATAGTCAAGGAGAAACTGTGTAGGGAGCTTCCCAAAGATTATCTAGAATCGGTTCAACCGTATGATTTTGAGGAGATATTCAGACCTTTGCCTTTGGAGAGGCAAGCCATAATTTTAGGAGTGAAAAATCCTTACCAGAAAGAACAACAGTCTGTACACACTGTCCCATATCAAGAAGAGCCAGACTATTCTCAGCAAAAATCTTATGAACCTGAAGACTTAGATGTATTTAATGAGTGAAGGGAGGAGACAAAATGAGTAAGAAGATTAGAGCGGCGTCGGCACATATTTATGGATTACCAGAATTAATCAGCCAACACGATTTAAAAAAATATCCTTGGATTAGATTGTATTTATATAATAGTAAAGGCAAGAAAGAATTAATGTCAGTAATAGCAAATGATGAAGGACTACAAGGATTTATTTATGTAAATGAGGATGTCCCAGAACTCGATAAGGATGATCTCGTATATCCCGCAGAAGGGTTTTGGATAGCTGTTGCCCGTAAATTTCCTAAAGTTGTTGTCTATCATAAAGATAAGTTAGAAATTGCCGGAGCAAAGTATATGAAAGTGAGGAATTGGGATGCTTTAGTGAGCCACTCGGATACTGAAATGATCTTTGATTTGAGAGAAGATGGAGTACCTGTTCCAAGATCAGCAAATAATTTCCAGATTACCCCTTCATTAGCTGAGCCTATTCCAGGGATGTCGTATCTTTCTGTTTCTGATGCCGTCTATATTGTGTTACGCCCCCATACTTGGAAAGGCAGCAGCAATCACATCTATGATCTTGGAAGAGTAGTAGTCAAAATTCCTTATTCGTCTAGAAGAAGGGATGATTTGAGATTTGTTAATGTGCATGATTTGAGTGGTAGTGGTAGGGTGCATCCACATATTAAAGACAATGCATGCTTTGGAAACGTGGCGGAGCAAGTGGTTTCACTAATACAATCTAAGGATTATATGACACTAGGATTGCTACTGGATGCATTCGTATCTGATGTTAATGTTGATGATGCATGGGGTTCTGATGTGAGAAACTGGCCTTACGCAATTGGCACTAGGAAAGAGAAATAGGAGGGGAAGATGAGTGGTGAATGGTTTCTATTTCCGGGGTACGCTCCTAGTACTGATTATTTAAAAAGTAAGTATCTGTTCATGATGCCACCAGAGATTTTCTGTGCAATATTGATTAACGTGCCAAGGAAAAACATATTGAAGAATTTCGTTCCAGTTAGTTATAATACTGAGTTAGCAACTATTTTTACGGGGGATACACTACCTCCGGTTAATAAATGTACTTCTTTGCTTCCTAAACAAGAAGTGTCTGTATTTGGAGCCCACATATCGTGGGATCCTTCTGAGATTGCTAAGATGATTAATAGTTTTAACAATTCCTTAGAAGAGAAGTATGAAGGTGTGTGTTTCTTCCAGCCCCATGGACCGGGTGGGTTGGTAAGTGATGATAATTTGTTAGTTATCCATTCTTACGATACCAAATATTTTGGGGGAGATTTCTCTGCTATTACCAACCCTACAAAATTGTTTGGTATTAAAGTGCCCTCCTGCACACCTTATAAGTATCATTTTGCAATTCCTATTAAAGATGATGATGGGAATTTAGCGGGAGGATGGGTTCCGCCCGGAGATTTGTTCTGCTATTGGGATGTTACTCATGAAGACAGTAAACAGACCAGAGAACTATTTACTCACTTTTTAGAAAAGTCAAAACAACTCATTGATAAGTATAGACATTTAGCAGTTTATGGGAACTTTCCACGGGCAACTATCTCCCCCGTTATTCAGACTCGTGCAATAAATGCTACAAAATCTGTTGACCGTTGGTTCAGGAATAATTTCCAAAGGCTTTCTAGGAAAAGATATTTGTGTGAACTAAGAGATAAGATCCAGGAAGCAGCAAATATCCTGAAAGATGATCAGAGAATTGAAGATGTGGATTGGTTTGAGATTCCTTTGACAGTTCAGTTTAAAACCAAAGAAAATGAGTATTTCTCTCCTCATACGATTATGATCGAATATGGTTGGTTGTATGTGAATCTGTTAGGTACTCCTCACGGAGCAAAGACTTTCCCGGGGCTGGAATGGGATGGTGAAGAAAAGAAAAAGCAGTATGAAATGTATTTCTTTGATAGAACTTCTTCAATTTATAATCATCTGGCTCTTACTGAGATATTACCCGCAGTAGACGAGATTTTGGAATGCTTCCACAGTCCGAATGATAAGATTTTACAGATATTACAAACCTTGAGAGGAGGAAACAATGAAAATTAGTTTAATGCAAGATATTGCTCCCACTCTGTATATTGTTCCAGAAGTGTGGGTAAAGATGAGAGCTATATGCACGCAAATCCCTCCAGAAGTAGCAGCACTTGGTTTAGTAGAAAAGTTGGGGAAAAGCGAGTTCCTATTAAAGGAGTTATTAATCCCTAAGCAAAAAGTTTCGGCTGCTTCTGTTGAAATAGTTCCCGAATCGGTTCTTGAGTTGGTAAACCAGAAAGATATTGACATTCTGTCCGAGCTTCGTTTCTACCTCCACACTCATTCCGGGTTTACATCCCCAAGTTCAGTTGATGTGTCAGAATATGATTTATTTAAGAATGCTCCGTATTTCTTCTGGGCAATTGGGACGAAAGAAGAGATTAACTTCGGTATGTTATGGAGAGAAACTGGACTCAAAATTGAGGGTGTGAAAGCAAGCCTGTGGGTTCCTTTCGATCGCAATAAGTGGATTAAAGAGGAGGTGGAACCCAAGGTTCAAAAGTTCACCTACACTGGTAATTACAATTATAACTATGGCAACTACACAGGTAGTACTTACTATCCTGGACGCTATGGGTCAAACTATTATGGACGTAGCTACGGAGATAACTTGCGAGGTAATAAAAAATGAACTTCTTAAGACAGGCTGCCTTTCTTGATCCAAACAGATTTCGGGAAAGGAAAGTACATGTGCTCGGAGTAGGAGCACTGGGTTCGTGGGTAGCATACCAGTTAGCAAAATTGGGGATTAGAAACATTCACTTATATGATCACGACACGATTGAAGACCACAATGTCCCGAACCAGATTTATGGAAGAGGAGAAATAGGTAAGAAAAAAGTGGAAGCTCTGAAGGAATTGATTGAAAGAACGATGGGAGATTGGTGTAATGTAGTTACCCATGATGTTGACTTGCTCAAAGAAGAGGTAGAATTAGATGATATAGTGGTTTGTGCAGTTGATTCTCTTGACCTTAGAAGAAAATTGTGGGAAGAAAATAAAGATAAAGTCAGGCTGTGGGTTGACGGGCGTATGTCGATTAGCTATGGAGTTGTATATGGGGTAGATACCACACGGAATTCGATTATTGAGAATTACTCGATTTCGTTTGATAGTGATGAAAATGCTGAAGAAAGTCCATGCAATGAAAGAGCTATTGTTAACAATACAGTATTAATTGCTAATGCTATGGTTAATTGTGTTGTCGCTTATTTGAAGGGTAAGACGGTGCCTCACTATATTGTGGCGAGTAGCTTCCCATTAAATTTACAAGTGTTCAAGGAGGAGGAATCAAATGAGCAAAGTTGATCCCAAAGGATTTCCAAAGTCTGTAGATCCGACTCAGGAGTACACTGAAACTACCACGATCGGAGTCTTCCCTGGGGGAGACCCAATTGTTCTTACTGATTACAAGGGAGGAAAAACAGTAAAAGAGGTGTTAGTTGAGCATGGCTACTCTGAGTCGGAATTCAATTCTAGAGAGACAAAAGTGCAAATTAATGGTAAGGAAGCAAAGCTCTCCAGTAAAGTAACTCCCGGAGACAAAGTAGTGGTAGTAGGGACTTTGAAAGGAGCATAAAAGGGAGGACTAGTATGTTTGTCGTGTACGATATTCCAGATCCAATAATTATTAATCATCCGGATGATTTAAGGAGACTAATAGAAGGAGTAAGTTTGGTTGCTATTGATACGGAGACGAACGGAGCTTCAATAAAATCAGGCTATTCAGCGTTGTTGGACAAAATTGTCTGTTGGTCCGTCGCTACTGATAAATTTAGGGCCTTTTTGCCTTTAGAGTTGGTATTTGAATGTGATTTTCTCTTGTCTAATCCAAAAATAGCCAAGATTTTTCATAATGCTAAGTATGATATGCATTGTTTTGAGAATCTTGGGGTAAAAGTAGCCGGAGAAATTTATGATACTATTGTAATGGCGTGGCTGTTGGATACTGAGAATAAAGATTATAGTTTGAAACACTTAAGTAAACTCCACCTAAAAATTTACAAAAATAAAAGTTTCTCAGAAGTCTTTAAAGACTCAGATTTTTTAGAAGATATGGATTTAACAGTCGAATATGCTACTTTTGATGCCTATGTTACTTATCTTTTATTTTTAGCTCTCAAAGAGAGATTGGAGTCAATTCCTTGGAGAGACGGTAAAAGTTTATTTGATTATTATCGAGAAGTAGAGCAATTATTTTTGATGTGCTTGTATCAGATGGAAAGGAGAGGAATCAGGATTGATACTGAAAAACTCCAAGAGATCAAGAAAGAGATAGAAAGCATTGTTAGTAACTGCATCACCACTGTATCTAGACTAGCTGGTAAGCCGATTAATTTGAACTCTAGCCAACAAGTAGCAGATTTTCTCTTTAAATCAGCTGGTCTTCCGGTTACTCAAAGAACTTCTAAAACCAGAGCACCTTCCACCAGTTCTAAAGCCCTTCAAAAATTATCTACCCACCCAAAATTCCAAGAGTATGTAGCCCCCATCCTTGAGTATCGCGCCTACCAAAAACTACTCAATTCCTTTGTTGATCCCATTTTAGAGAAGATACAATTGTATGATGGTAAGAGATTATACAGCACTTTTGATTTACACGGAACTGAAACTGGTAGAATCTCTAGCTCAAAACCTAATGTCATGAACATTCCCAAAAGACATGATAAAGTAGGGATCAGAAAAGCTTTTGTCGCATCTCCAGGATATAAATTAATTGTCTGTGATTATTCACAGGCTGAAATTAGAGTAATGGCACATCTTTGCGGAGATACTAATATGATAGAAGCTTGTAAGAGTGGAGATTTTTATACTCTCACTGCTAAAAGGATATTTGGAATTAGAAATTTAACTGATGAACAAAGAAGTGTTATTAAAGCATTAGTACTGGGGCTTCATTATGGTTCTTCAGCTGAGACAATTGCCTCTCAGCTAGCAGAGGTTGGGTATAATTATACGATCAAGCAGATAAAAGAATTTGTCGATTCATATTTTACTTTATACCCGAGATTTTCTTATTACTATTACCATATTAAGTATGAAGCACTCAATCATGATCCTCCCCATCTCCGCAGTATTTTAGGTAGACCTAGACATATCAAGGCTCTGAAGTCTGACTTAGCGGAAGGAGCAAGACAAGCTCTCAATACTGGGCCTCAAGCCGGAGTAGCAGATATCTTACGTGGAGCCATGATTCAGATTGAAAATAATCCAAAATTAAAGGAATTGGGGGCTAGATTACTTTTACAAATTCATGATGAGTTGGTATTGGAAGCACCGGAAGAATCCGCCGAACTTATAGAGGCAATAGTAAGAAAAACAATGGCCAATCCTTTATCTATCTTTAATATCAGCCTCAGTGTTCCTCTTGATGTGGAATCAAAAATTGTTGATACTTGGGGGGACTAATGGATAAGTGTAATATTTGTGGAAAACATAAGGCTAAATATACTGTTAAGTTGTTTACTGATGGAAAGCATGACCTTCCTACTTATCAGGTATGTGGATATTGTTTAAAGCATCCGGAGCTTTTAGTTAGTGATGATGGATGGAGATTATCCGAAAAAGGGATGGAAAAAGTAGAAGAGGGAGTTAAGAAGATAACAAAGAAATATAAAGGAAAGAAACTCACTGATAAGGTGGTCAGAGAAATTTTTCTTGATGTTCTTGATTTTTGTGCTAGAGTAGTATCTAGTGAAGACTAGGTGAGGAGGAAACAAGATGAGTCTGATTAGAATTCCGGAAGATTTGATCAAATTACTCGCAGATCAATTGGATCAATGGCAATCGGTGATTCCTATTACAGATCCAGACTTAGAGGAATGGATTTTTCAGTTTATTGAGGACCCATGGTTTTTTGTGGAGGGAGATGATGGCAAAACAAGAAATTCAAAAGGTAGTCAAAGCTAAGAAGGGAATCATAGTAGATCTAGACAAGCTACAACTAAGATATTCCAAAAGAATCAGAACCGGATCCATTGCTCTGGATTATGCTTTAGGTGGTGGGGTGCCGAGAGGCACTCTAATGGAGTATTGTGGACCAGATAGGTCTGGTAAAACTACCATGGCTATTAAATTAGCAGCAGAAGCCCAGAAATTAGGAAGAGTAATGTTTGTTTGTTCGGAACAGGAGCCAGAAAGTAGTTGGGCTGAGTGGCTAGGTTTGGATATTTCGAAGGTTGATTTTTCCAGATTTCCTTGTGCTGAGAATGCCTTAGATGCAGTAGCGGAATTTGTAAAGTCTAAGGACTATTCTTTGATTATAATTGATAGTATTGCAGGCTTTCCTACTAAGAGTAGTCTTAGTGCTAATTTGGGTAAAGGGATCCCGGTAGGAGATTTGGTAAGAGTGGTGAGTAGGTTTATTCGCAATGTTATATATGGAGAACTCGGTTATACATCTGAAGGAGAAAATTTAACTACTCTCTTGGTTACTAATCAAGTTAGAGTGAAAATGCAGGAGAGTTTTGCCGGTAGGTCTGAATATGTTTTGCCAGTAGGCTTTCCTCTTCGCCATGCTAAAATCGGATCAGTAATGTTTAACTCTGGACATTATATCTATGATGAGGCTAAGGAGAAGGTCTTAGGGAAGACGGTCAATTTTGAAGTAATAAAGGGTAAAGCTGGAATGCTAGAAGGATATAAAGGTGCATTTGATCTTTATTTTGAGCGAGTTCCAAGAGTGGAGCATGGAATAGATCGAATTATGGAGATGAGAATTTATGGAGTAATAATGGGCATAATAACTCGTAGTGGCTCCTATTTTAGTGTTATGGGAAAGAAGTTCCACGGAGAGCGTGAGCTATTAGATGCTTTATACCATGACGAAAAACTTCATAGTGAAGTAGAAAGGGCAATTTATGCTTACATAAGTCAGACCGAAACAGGAGAACAGAATAATGAAGAATCAGACTAACGAAGTTTTTATTATTCGACCCTCTGAGTTACTAACTTTCTATCGCTGCCCTCGACAATATTATTATCGTTATATCTTAAAAATACCTACTCCATATTCTTATTTGATGATTAGAGGGCTGGCTTTCCACGAAGCCTTCGAACTTTATTACAATACAAAGCTACAAAAGAGAAGAGATCCAAAAAGGAATGATGTGGTTGATAAATTTGTAGCTTCTATGGAGGCTGGTAAGGATAAATCTGATTGGAGCAAGACCAATTTTGATAGAGAAATTAAAGCCGGAATCGCTGCGATTGATCGATATATAGATGATGTTGCTAGATTTGTAGACCCACTTTGGGTGGAGCATGATTTTGAAGTGGATATGAAGAAGTTACCTGTAAGGGTTAAAGGAAGATTTGATGTGGTAGATAAAGTAATCGTTCTACGTGATTTGAAAGTAAGAGACCGAATGGTCTACTCCGCAGATGCATATACTAATTTACAAATGAATGCATATGCTTTTGCTTTAGTGAAATTAATTAAAGGGGGAGAACTCGCTCCACCAAAGGAATCTCTACAAAATTTTTCTGGAAGAAGAGTAAAGCTTTATGTTGATAATGTGATACCCGATACAATCGATCCCAAAGTTAAGGTTATTGAGCTAATTAAGACTAGCCGTGATATTAAGGCATTTGCTGAACATACTCGAAAAGTTACTAAATTTATTCAAGAGGCTAAAAAGAATCCCGACTTGTTCTATCCTAATCCAGGTGCCTATTCATGGTCTGGTGGATGTGAAAAATATTGTCCATATGTAGAGAGATGTAGAAAGGAGGAGTGAAATGAAGATTATATACAATAAATGTGGGGAAAATGATGGAGCTGCATGAAAGAGCGCTCCAGGCATATGTAGACGAGCCAAAGGAAAAGATGAAGGAATTTGTCAAAGAAAGGCTCGGTCATACAGATTTTGGGAAAATTCCTGAAGAGAAATTTCCAGCAGTAAATGTCGTTGAATTAAGTGATGTGGAATTAGGTAATTATGCTGCCGTAGTAGTAAAATGGTCAAATTTTTTGGAGGAGGCCTTGGCAATTGAGCGAAGCAAAGTAAGAGGGGCTAAAGAAGCTCTTGACTATGTCAAAGCTCAACTATTAAAGGAAGGAATCAAAAAGGATCACATCTGTGCTCATGAATCCTATATAACAGTAAATTTACGATTACAGTCCTTCCTATCTAAGGTAGAAGCCCTCGAGGCATTGGCAAAAAGATATAATTCCTTGTGGAGACTCGTATCTAGAGAGCTTTCTAGAAGGAGTTTGGTTTTTGATAAGGAAAAATATGGAGTAGTGGAATGACAGATAAACTGCACATGATTCTGCCATATTTTCCGCCTCCACTCAACCGAGCTTATGTTTCGGTGAAAGGGAGGAAGATACTTTCCCGAGAAAGTCGTACATTCAAAAGTCAGAGTATAGGTTATTTGTCTACTACTTATCTTGAGGACATCAGTAAGTTCGTTTCTGAACATAAAGGAAAGACTTTTGTTCTTGTAATCCGTCTTTATTCTAAATGGAAATCTCAGAAGGGTGATTTGATCAGACGAGATACTAGTAACTACATAAAATTAACTGAAGATGTGGTAGCTGAGGTTTTGGGAATTGATGACAAGTATAATATCCGAATAGTAGTAGACAAAATTCATACTCCCAATCAAGAATATATTGAGATTTATTATTATCCTCAGGAGATGCAAATTTGCGAGAAAAATTGATATAAAAATATGGAGTTTAAGATGGAACCAAGGGATTTACTGAGACGGTTCATCCAGAAATATCGAGCAAGGCTTTTACTACAAGCTGATTGTGATTTAAACTGTGAAGTCTGTCATCCGGTATGTATGATTAATTGTTGGATATCAAATTTATCAAATCTTGCTAGAGAATTTCCAAATGAATTAATAGAGCTGCTCCCAAATATGTCACACTATTCTCTTTCTTATCTAGTATCAAAACTTACCGGAATTGGATTCAGCCAAGCATTCTCTGAAAGCGAAGAGTCTCTCCGGTCTAAAGCTAGAGAATTACTGCAGGGAAGGAGTGAAACAGTTCAAGAACCCACTAAAACAAAAGAACCAGAGAAGATTGTTGGGGAGTTAGTCGTACCACTGGAGTTTTGGTTCTCCAACAATTTCAAAAGTCTCACAGTATTCCAGAGAATGATTCTACTCGAATGCTTGGCGATTAGCATTATGAATAAAACAGACACTATTGTGTTGCCCACTTCTTATTTGACAGAGAGGTTAAATACTACTAATGTTGTGATTAGTAACCTGATTGATCTGTTAGTTTCAAGAGGTTACTTGGAAAGGAAAGAAGGAGATATCTACAAAATAAAAATTAATTTTGAGGAGGTAAGTCATGAAAGCACCGTCTACTAAGAAACGTTGGGACTTGGTAAGAGAACTAAAAGAAAAGCTGGGAGTAACTCGGCTGCCAAGAAATGAAAGCACAACTCTTGGTACCGCTCAACTCGAGTATATTTTGCAAAAGCTCAATGAAGGGAAGAGCTATGAAGAGGCCAGAGAGGAAGCTTTGAGATTGATACCGAAAAAAGAGAAAAGATATCGAGCTCCTAAACCGCGAGTAAGGCCACCAGCAAAACCACAGGAAGAGCAAGAGCATCAAGAGGAAGAGACTATTGAAGAGGATGCAAAAGAGGCTGAAGAGCCCCCGGTCAAGGAAGAAGAAGAAATTTCTGAAGATGAAAAGGAGTTAATGGACGAGATTTATCAAACTTTGGCTACTGGGGATGCTGGAATTGAGACTTTAGCTAGATTAGTAATAAGTGGAATGATGGATTATTTTAGTGCTATTATGAACTCTCTCCAGCAGCTAGAGGAGAAGATTGATAAACTTAGACCCGCTTCGTTGACTGATGTTTTACAGAGTCTTGAGACGCTTAATAAGCAATCTCTTTTGGAATATCTAAAATTCATAAAAGTCCCACAAGAGACTATCGAGAGATTAGCTAATAAAAGTGAGGAGGAGATCAGGCGAGAGATTAGGAAGTTAGTCAAATGAGCACCACGGTGAAAAAGGTATTATCTTGGGCGGGTGTAGTATTATTCCTCTATTTATGTGCCAACTTAGCTTATTATTACTACCAAAATGTCTTACATCGAAGGCAGGTAGCTGCCTTAGAAGAGAGTAGAGATAGATTAGCTGAGAAGATTAAAGAATTGAATAGTAAGTTGAACGAGGCAACTGAAGAGATAAAGAAGCTAAAAAAGCCGAGTGGGGAAGTAGTAGAAGTAATCCCCGCTGATTGTAAAAGTTGCTTTGAAAATTATGAGTATGAATATTCCGTAGTAGACAAGAAAGGGAGATGGAAATTTTACGACCCGAATGTATTCGATAACGTACCAGGAAGATTGACTTTATTACCGGGATTTTATGATCCTTGCCAGAAAGAATTAGACAAATGTATTGAAGAACTGAAGAAGAAAAAGCCGAAAGTTAATGAGTACGTCAGAATAGGAACTCCATCAATTACAGTAGGTATAGGAGTCTCTGGGTACTATGCTCAGTTTGACTATTATTTCTTGGGCTTCGGTAAGAGGGTTAGAGTCTCCATTGGTCTTAACTCTTTTCTTCAAATCCCACCAACCAGCCAGTTTTCTGATATCACTTATAATGTAGGGTTAGGCTGCAGAATAGAATTTTAGGGAGGTTCACAATGGTATCTACTACTAGACGTAGTGACGGTGCACTTGTTATCAATGCCCCGTCTAATTACAATGTGCAGATGATGTCTACAAAGGTTTATGATTTGACAGATAGAGAAATTTTGCAAGCGTGTAGTGAGATGTTGGTTCCACTTATGGATGAGTACCTTGATATTCCCCATTTCTTCTTTCTACTTAAAGATACTTCCAACGAGCTCTCACTCGGAGTGTTGGATGAAAGAAGAACTAAGTTAGACACTCTTAAAGTTATGACTTCGATCAGAAGTGGGTTGAAAGTATGTAAGTATGGATTCTATCTTTCAGATCTTTCTGTTCTATGTATCATTGACCAGGAAGGGAGCAGAGCATACCAACACAGTATACAGGGTGAGTTTATACCTACTGAATTTAAAATAGGTCATTGGGATGTAGCAGAGTTAGTAGAAGAAGATGTACCTATTGCAGGCAGTCATAATGATGATTTTGGGCTTCTATACAGCCGATTGGAATATATAGGAAGTGTTGTGGAACTAAGAAAAAATGTAAACTTAGATATGGCCCGCTTTAAAGACATAGTTTTAGACTGTTTGCAACATTATTATAATACAGAATCAGATACTCCCCCGAATTTTGTACAGGTCGCTACTGATAAACAATCGGCTCTCTTTCTTCCGTCTCCCAATACTAGGTTTAACTGTCTCTACTGGTATGAAGAACGAGGACCTCATAAAGATGTAGATATACCACATGTCAATAATTATATTTTCTCTGCCACTGGGCTAGTAAAGGGAGAAGAAAAGGTAGTAATTCATTGGTTTGAAAGGGAGATAGAAAAGGGGTCAACCATTGTTGACCTGAAGCATTGGGAGGTTGTAGATTCTGATGTTAACGACCTATCTATGTTAATAAAGGAAAGGAGGGTAAACGGATGCCAGCCAAACATGGGTACCATCAGAATAGGAAGGGGTCTCGTAGGAGGAAGAGAAGGGAATGCCTAAGATGTGGTAAGGAATTCATTTCTGATGGCCCATATAACCGCCTCTGTCCGTCGTGTAAAAAGATAAATGAATCTTTGGGGTTTCTGCCTGTAGAGATTGCTTCTGATCGATGGAGGTAGTGAAGATGAGATTTCAACCACATGTGGAAGATATTGAGGATGTGATTGAAGAGAAGATAGAGTTGATAGTCCAGTTGAACCAAAATAATCCATACCCACCTGGGTCAGTTATAGTCCTTGTTTCTAAAGAACCGTCTGATTCTATTCCAGGTGAAATCTTTGGCAGCATACGAAGAATGCTACCAACGTTTGATTCGTCTAGAGGATATGGTGAGGGTAGTATGGTTTCATTTGGCCAAATTGGCTCTTCACGTTCATCACAACGTACAGTTGCTACGATTGCCATACATCCTTCTATTGTCGCTCCGCTTCCCGGCTATAGAGCCAGATATTATCCAGAGCCAGAAAAGTTAAAACGGTCAATTCGTTTGTCAATTAGGAACCGAATCAGGCGTGCTATTGAGTCATCTGGATCTAGTATTTCTCTTACTGATAGCCTGATGAGAATTAATGATTCAATGAATTTAGTAATAAATAACTTAACTACCTTACAGAACCTACCAGATGTTGTTGGGGAATTGGGTTTCGAAATCTTTAATCATCAGAAGTTTGAGCAACTTCGTAGCTCTATTATTGATATTGAGGAAAAGTTTGCTAATAGGGATTTCATGCAGGAAAATAATACGTTGATAGCCGTAGTTCGTGCTGATAGTGAGAGGAAAGTGAAAGGTATTAAAAGTATGCTGGAGCAAGAAGCAAAGGAGAATGGATTTGAAAAGTGTTTTAGCCTTAATCCTAGTCCTAGTATTGGTGGGGGGCGTTTCTATTTATATATTTGGTCTGATTTCCCGGAAAGTATGGTAAAGATTTTTTCCACTAAATCAAAGACTTGTATTGGTCCAATAATGGAGTATTTAAAGGGGTATACTTTATATCATAATACTTATCCAAGTCTTGTTAATGTGTATAATAGAGCTCAAGAAACTGTTGACAGGTTTAACAAATGCTTTGATTCTCTCGCCTACATACATAGGACTCTAAAAAAGCATCATCTTGTGTAGGATGCTTAGAAATGAAACCTTTGCTATAATAACTTACAATGACTCAGTTTGAAGCCAGTATCCGTAAGTATGTCAGTTCCGTCTTAGAATCAATCAAGGATTTTTTCCCTGTTGAGGGGAAGAATCATCGTTTGGAGATAAAAGATTTAGAGGCAAAGTTTGACAAAGATCTCCACGACTACAATATCCAACGAGAATACCGATGGCAGGATAGAACTTGGGACATCCCTGTTTATGCTACAGCAGTATTAAAGACGAAAGATGGTAAGGTTTTGGATCAGAAAAGAGTGTTGATTGGAAGAATCCCAATCTTAACCCCTCGCTTTACTTTTTTAGTTGGTGGTTCTGAATATCATATTCCTACTCAGATGAGATTGTTGCCAGGTGTGTATCATGAAAAGAAGGCAGATAATACCATCCAAGCAAATTTTAATCAAATCAATCTAAAAGGAAGAGGTATTAAGCTAATTCTTAATCCAAAAGACTTTACTATTCTACTCGAGTATGGCACTGTCCACATCCCCCTAATCCCGTTGCTATTATCCTTGGGAGTAGGAGAGGAAAAGTTAAGGAATATTGTTGGAGATAAGATTTATGCTATTAATTACAAAAAAACATTAAATTACAATAAGTTATTTAGGGCTTTGGGATACGAGAAAGCACCCCCCAACCCAGCTGAAGAGTTTAAGAAACTATTGGATTCTACTACCCTTACTCCGGAAGTTACAGAAGCTACTTTAGGAAAGAAATACGAGAAAGTGGACGTTGATACTTTAATTAGGTCTCTTGAGAGATTAATTGAAATACTTCGAGGAGGAAAGGAGGATGATAGAGATTCACTCTTATTTAAGCAAATAGTGACCCCATCGGAGATTCTTGGAGAAAGATTAAGAAAAATGGTAATTTTGAAGAATAGATTAAAGAATACGGTTGACAAGCGCAAAAAAATAGCTGATTTAGGCTTAAGTAGTTTTTTTACCCCTGCCGTTCGCTCATTCTTTACAAACAGCCAAATATCTAATGTTGAATCTTTTACTGGACCAATCTCTGCTATGAGTGCAGTCAACAAAGTTACTATTATGGGGGAGGGTGGAATCGGAGACATCCACCGGGTTACAGATAAGCAGAGAATGATTAATCCCAGTACTTTTCTTTTTTTAGATCCGGTGCATACTCCAGACAATATTAAGATTGGAACAACTCTTCACTTGGCATCAGCAGTTTCTGGATTTAATAAAGATGGAAAACCAGTAGTTATTTTAAAAGATAAAAGAGGAAGAAGAGAATTTCTTACTCCAGAACAAGTATATAACTCAGTAATCGGTATCAAACCAGTAAAGGGTAATAGGTGGATGGCTTTACGTAAAGGGAAATTTGGTTTTGTGAATAAAGACAAGATAGATTATTTTACTCTACACCCACTAGATTTTTTTAGTCACCTAACTTCATTAGTGCCATTTCTCAACTATGATTCCGGAAATAGAGTCCTTATGGCAGTAAAACAATTGGAGCAGGCATTGCCTTTGAAAGAGAGAGAATATCCATTAGTTTTCCCAGTCATAAATGGAACACCAATCTCTGAGGAGCTACTGGATAGTATGGGCATCTTCTTCAATAAATCGCCGGTTAATGGAACCGTTTCAAAGGTTACTTCTGAGTATATTTACGTTAAAGATAAGTCCGGAAAGACTCACAAGATATCTATGCCAAAGGATTATCCTTTACAAGATGGTTTTTTGGATAGTGAACCACTGGTTAAAGAAGGACAGAAAGTAAAAAAAGGGGATTTGTTGTTTGATACTAATTACACTAAAGAAGGAAGATTTGCCTTTGGTAAGAATCTCCTAGTAGCTTATATGCCTTTCAAAGGACATAATATTGATGATGCTATTGTTATTTCGGAGTCTGCTGCTAAGAAACTTACTAGTGAGCATTTATATGAATTTTCCCAATATGTCGACAAGGATACTACTTTAAATAAAAAGAGATATATTTCTCTATTCCCCTCTACTCTATTTACTAAAGATCAGCTTAATAAATTAGATGATGACGGAGTAGTTAAGGTTGGGCAGATGGTCGAAGAAGGAGACCCAATTATCTTGGTAATCCACAAAGAACTGCCCACTCCTGATCAATTCTTGCTTGCCAAGTTTTCTAAAAAACTAGCTATACCTGAAAGAGATAGATCTATAACTTGGAATCGTTCCTCACCCGGTAAGGTCGTTAAGGTAGTCAAAAGACCAAAATTCGTTAAGGTTTATATTCGTACCACCGAGCCGGCACAAGTTGGAGATAAACTGGCTAATAGGCACGGAAACAAAGGAGTAATTGGAGCAATCATTCCTGATTCGGAAATGCCTAGAACTAAGGATGGTAAAATCATAGATGTGGTTTTGAATCCTCTTGGAGTAATTTCTCGTATGAATATGGGGCAGGTGTTGGAAACTTTAGCTGGAAAAATAGCAGAGAAGACCGGAAAGCCTTACCCAGTAGAAAATTTTATGGGGAACTATTATTCCAAAATCAGGGATGAATTGAAGAGATTGAAAATTCCAGATAAAGAAGATTTGGTTGATCCGAAGACTGGAAAACCCATACCGGATGTCTTCATAGGACCACAATATATTATGAAATTAAAACATCGGGCGGAACCTAAACTACATGCCCGAGGAGCCGGGGCAGGAGAAAAGTATAGTTATGATGCGTTGCCTCTTGGATCATCTGAAGGTGGTGCTCAGTCATTGGGGCATCTTGGTTTATATGCAATGTTGGCTCACGGAGCAAAAGCAAACCTTTATGAAGCACAAACCTACAAAAGTGACTATAATCCAGATTTCTGGTATGCTTTCCAATCAGGCCTACCAATACCCAGACCTAAAACTCCTCTAACTTACCAGAAATTTGAATCTTACCTTCGGGCCTTGGGGATTAATGTAGAGAAGCTCGGAAACGTTCTCCAATTTGTTCCTCTATTTGATGAAGATATTCTTAAGCTCTCGAATGGGGAAATAGATGCAACTAAAATTATCAGAATGAAAAAAGGAAACCCAGTAGCTGAGGAGGGGGGATTATTTGACCCAAGACTTACTGGAGGGTTCTTCGGCACTAAATATAACCACATTCCTCTTAATGAGGTAGTTCCAAATCCTATATTTGAACGAGCATTATGCATTCTATTGGAGATAAATTCTGCTACTTTTAAAGATATAGTTTCTGGGAAACTCGGAGTAGATAGTACTGGAAAAATTACTCCAGATGGTAAATACAAATTTGGGGATGCTTTCAGAATGCTTTTACGAAGACTGGATCCAAAGAAAGAGTTGGCTAAGGCCACCCAGGAAATTAAAACTGCTAACGACCAGAGAAAATCAGTATTAGCCAGAAAAATTAAGATTTTGAGGAATATAATTAAATTAAATAAGAAACCAGAAGAAATATTTCTTAGAAAAAACATAGTTGTCATTCCTTCTTTCTTCAGACCTCTAGTTCAGCTTAAACAAGGGGGAATATCTGTCCATGATATTAATGGTTTATATAGAAATATTGCTATGGTCAACAATCAGATACCTATAGCTAGAAAAGAGTTTCCTGAAGCGGAGTATGGGAAAGTATATGCTAAATTGTATGATGCGGTTAAAGCTTTGGAGCTTGATGGACTCGAGGTCGGCATAAATCGTAAGCTTAAGTCTGTGATGGATATTATTATTGGACCAAGCCCAAAACTTGGTTACTTTCAAAGTGCTCTACTCAAAAGAAGACAAGATCTTTCTTCTCGAGGTGTGATTGTCCCTGATCCATCACTCCATTTAGATGAAGTTGGTATACCAGAGGACATGGCCTGGAAAATCTTTGAACCAATTGTAGTGAGAAAATTGGTGGAAGCTGGATATAGTCCGGCTAGGGCTAGATTAGTAGTTGAGAATAAGGAGGAAGCAGCTAGAAGGGCACTTGAGAGGGAGATGGCTAATAGACCAGTCTATTTAAAAAGGGATCCGGTACTCCATAAATATGGAGTGATGGCTTTCTATCCTAGAATAGTTCGAGATAAAGTAATCCACATTCACCCATTAGTAACAGCTGGATTCAATGCTGATTTTGATGGTGATAGTGTATTGGGTGAAATATTCTATCTTAATGACGATGAGGTGCATCTCACTGACTTGAAGGACTTCCCGAAGGATGAAAAAGTTAAGGATACTGGGAAGATTAAAGAATTTAGAGTAAAGGAAAATCTTAAAGTACTTGCTATGGATCCAAAGGCTTTGGAGCTTAAATGGGTAAATCCTTACAGCTACTCAGTTCATAAAAATGTTCCTTGTTATGAAGTTGTTGCTGAATCAGGAAAGACTTTGATAGTCTCGAACGACCATTCTT